ACTACCATTCTTTCTATAGACACTGGGACAAGCTATTCCAGTATTAGGAGAAAGTGAAGCTACCAGATCCACCCCATCACTACCACTACCACTAACCCTATCAGCTACCCATTCTACAATATCTTCCCTGCTATCCTGGTCTACCGCATCTCCTAAAAACTGTAGCCAGTGGAATCCACAATTACCAAGGATGATGATAGAACCCTTTGTTAATAGCCGATTTGTAATACCAGTTGGAATACTACCAAGGGAGTGGAAGTCAACATCAACCTGTACAAAGTCTCTACGATCAGGTAACCACCTAGTACGATAGGCTAATAGTTGATCCCTGGATACTTTCCTGGTCAACCGCTGTAGGATTATTTCTTCCGTTAACACCTCTACCTTGGAAGTAGTATGACACTGTTCCAAGTGAGACTTAGTTAACCACCCGTTCATGGAGGGACTATATGTTAAGAATGAAAAGGCTTCTTCCAAAGAGGGGAAGACTCTGGGTCTAATCTCAGTAGTGAAGAACTCTGGAATACTAAGCATAGTTAATACCCCCTAATAAAAAGACGATAGGGCCCCCTGACAAGGGCCCTATCTGGAAAGTAGGTACGATAAGATACCTATTGGAGATAGCCTCACGGCTAACCTGACTAAACATTGTGACCATCGTATCCTACCTACCATACTTTCCAGTGAGTGACTACAGGTGGGTGTCAGCCCAGTCATCCTATAGTTATAGTATATATCTCTTCAGCTAATCTGTCAAGGAAAAGTTTCAATCTTCCTTGCTGCTATAGGGGTAGTAAGCCTCTAACCTCTAATGGTGGCAATATATCTAGAACGTTTACACAAACTTTACATCACAGAAAATAGTTGAGAAAAAGATCCAAACTAGTGGCCACCACGAGGTTAAATCTTCTTACCTATCTAATATAGCCGCAGAAAGGCGATACAGCATGAGGCATCACCGTGCACCAGTTACAGCAGATTGGAACCAGGATAGATTATACCACGCAATATGACTACCCTGCCGTAATTAGCTTCTCCCAGGATATCGTAGACTCTAGAACCTACCGTGGATGCCAGAATATGGATTCCAAAAGGGAATGGGAACGGATCAACAAAGCAGTAGAGTTCGCCATCTTTGAATATGTACTCACTTTTGATTCTACTGTACGCCCACCTGATACTACCGTATGGTCCTCCAGATCCAAGCATTTCAAGCAACCCGCTGATCTGATCATCAATAACCAGGCTGTAGATATCAAAACAGGTAAACAATATATCTTCCCACAGGTACAGCAATCATTACACCCAGAATCTCTACCCAACCTACAGTTAATCAGTCCACAATACACTTGGACATTTAACAAATACTCTTTCACCACGAAGATGGATTATTATCTATTATGTAAACTCCACTCCACAGTAGATAAGGTTGTAGAGATAGCTTATAAACTCCCAAACACCCAGGATATCAAATACCTGATGCACCATACTAACAATGGATGTGACTATGCAATCTGGGAATCTACACTAGTAGCAGTATTGAATACTTCAGAAAACCCAACGGAGAATTAGAATGCCAAACCCCAACGACTATAAAACCAAGGATGCTTTCGTCAGAGAATGTATAATAGTAAGACAACAAGAAGATCCAGAAGAGAAGCCAGTAGAATTTATAGCTATCTGTAATTCTATCTGGAACAACCGTAACAAGCAGAATAGAGGACACAACTATGAAACTGGTATGGACCGGTGATGTTTCGGCATCCCATTCACTTTCAATCATGGCTAGGCCAGTAGTAGCTAAACTCTCCGAGGTCTACGATGTCACAATCAAAGAAATCTCAGGCTACCCGGATAACCCAATTCAGGACAAGTATACGAAAACTATTAATCAGCTTAAGTCAAAACCTCTCCATATTAATCCTGACATTGAAGTCCGTAGTAATTACCCCCTATTATCTTATCCACCTGATCATCAAGGTAAAATCATATTCTGGCAACCCTGGGAATTAGATTATATCCCAACCCAGTGGATAGATTGTTTTAACTCATATGCTACTGCAGTACTAGGTATCTGCCCTTATAATGTAGAAGTCTACCAGAAGTCTCTTCGTGGACCTATCATCGATTACATCTCCCCACCAATCCACGAGGTATACTTCCAAGACTATGATACCAAACCAGACCCAACCTGCACTACTATCCTCTATGATGCTGGTTCATCTTGGAGGAAAGGTCCAGACTTAATGCTTGGCTTAATGAAGCGCTTTGCTGGTCACACTAACGTTAAGTTCATCTGGAAAGACACCAATATCTACCGGAATAATATGTTCCCTGAGATTGATAAACTTAATACAAACTGTGCGTATTATTTACGTAATTTTACCTTTGAGGAAATGTTTAAGTTATATGCCCAGGCAGATATTGTAGTCTACCCAACTAGGGCAGAGGGTTTTGGTTACTGTCCAGCCCAGGGATTAGTAATGGGTAAGAATGTAGTAAGTCCTAATCACACTGGTATGGATTACCTCAAATCTAACAATGCCTATATTGTAGATTGTGAAGCTGTGGAAGTCAATCCAGACTACATCCTAGCCCCGCAGTATGGTTACACCTTTGATCAGCCAGTCCATGTTGGGGAACCATACCAAGATCACCTCTACGCACAAGTCATTCAAGCTATGGCTGGCAAACAACCTAAGAAGGATAGAGATTACCTCCGTAAGTTTATGTCCGGCTACATGGATGAATTCATCGCTAACAAATGGCTACGCTTCCTAGAGGAGATCATTTAATGGATATTCTACAAGAACTTATCTCACCCGATTCCCCTCGTAAACCCGTAATGACTTGGTTAGCAGATAACCTACCCAGTCAACCTAACATTGTGGAGGTAGGTGCAGCTAGAGATTGGACTAGTAAGTCCTACAGAACGGATGGACTACTATCCTTACATCTACTAAATATGATCCAAGGTGGTAAAGGAGAACTCTGGTCAGTTGATGTAGACCCATACACTATCTTCGCATTAAATAGTATCTTCCTCAATGCTTCGCTACATAGTGAAAGCTTTGCACATGCTATCCTACAAGACGGAGTAGAATTCCTAGAGGAGTTCGACGAACTAATAGATGTCCTCATCTTAGATGCTAATGATGTCTGGACTGATAACTACAAGGAAGCCCACTTAGCTATGTACCAAGCAGCCAGGAGTAAATTAGCCAAGGATGCTATCCTAATCCTCGATGACTGCTATTGCATTGATAACCTGGGCAAAGGGGAATTAGTATTACCATTAGCTATTGAAGATGGCTTCAAATATGAGATTGCGGGTTATACTATGGTACTACGGAGGCATGCATGACATTCTCGTTCAACGGCCAATATTATCCTTACTATATCCACCCACACAATAGTACTGCTACTAATGAGAGGAAAGTAGAAATAGCCATCGCTAAGGCATTCCTAGGTGACACCAACCCCAAGGATATTTTAGAGGTGGGTTGTGTACTACCATACTACGGCCATGAGGGACACCTAGTACTAGACCCACATGACCCACATCCAGCAGCTACTCACATAACCTACGAGGATTATGACTTCGGGGACATGACCTTTGAGAAGGCTATAGCTATCTCTACCTATGAACACTTCGGCACTGGAGATTATGGGAAAGCTAGACCGGTGGATGTACTGGAACAGATTAACTCATTGAACTACCTAGCGGCTGAATGGCTAATCACTATTCCTGTTGGTTATAACCTGGAACTAGATAGACAGTTACTATACTGCCACAATGATATGTTCGAGGAAGTCTGCTTCATGACCAGGGTCTCCAAGGATTACTGGTCACAATCCTATGAGTACCGTGGACGCTACAACTACCCATATCCCTATGGTAATACAATTCTAATAGCTGGCAGGTTTAACTTCTAAATCGGTGAATACTATTATGCCAAACACCATCTCCCTAATCAGTGTAGTTCGCGATGAAGAGTCCTACATCCGTAGAATGATAGAGTCAGCTGTATCAGTAGTTAGCGAAATCGTCATAGTAGATCAGATGTCTGAAGATGAGACGGAATATGAAGCACGCAAGGCTTCAGTAGATTTTGACATCCCGATGATCTACGAGAAGGATGATAAGGTCGGTTATGCTGAACTATCCAGGCAGAAGGCTATCAATCTAGCCTCTAGTGAGTATGTATTACTACTGGATGGCGACGAGGTAATAGTAGACCCGCTGAGGCTACTAGAGTTAGACGGTAACGGTTATTACCTCAGCCGCAAAACTATCATTACGCTAGATGGTATTCCCTGCATTGAATATGTAGGATATGACCAACTACGATTTGCTAGAAGGACTAAATGTGGTCACCTAGACTCTATCCACAATACTATACGGGTGGCAGGTAGTCCTGAATTACTGAGAAGGGCTATCCTTGAAGAGAAGCGGGTAGAAGAAACACTGGAAGATATGCGGCGGTACGAAACTATTGAACATCACGACTTTCAGGTAGACTTCATCCATAGACTAGAGGGTTTCCTAAAGAATGGACCACCTGATAGACCTTGGATACCAAATTACTGGATGACTATGGCAGACTGGTGAGATAAACTAATGTTACATAACCTACAAATACTAGCCTTCGAGGTAGGCACCAATTGTGATATGTGCCACGAACATATAGCTTGTCCAGTCAACAGACATGACCGATTCCAAGGCAAACCTTACAAACTAACAGTAGAAAATATTGTTGAGACAGCCAATAAGGCAAAGGACCTTGGTTTCTCAGGTTATATTGCATATCACCGCTATAACTCCCCTACTATGTACTGGAGTAGGGTAAAACCCTGCATTGAAGCATTAGCAGATTTCAAACATCTCTTATGGGACTCTGGTAATATCCTAAAGGAAGAGATGCTACCATACTTCGACTGCATCCACATCTCTAATTACAGAGGGCACAACTTCTCTGAGTGGCAAGCTAAGTATCCAGAAATAGAATGGCATATTCGTCCTGTACAACTAGATGATAGATTAGCTAATAACAATTGGACCAACAGAATAGAAAGAGTAGTTTGTAATAGACCCAAACACATAGAATTACCTATAGACCATGCGGGAAATATTGCACTATGTTGTTATGATTGGAATGCGGATCATAAATTAGGTAACATCTTTGAAGATGACTTCACTGACATCATCCTGAATCAATACCAGGAAGTCTGTCAGCAACTTGCGGGTGGAGATAACCCACCAAGCATCTGTAAGAGATGTCCTTATCCGTATAAAAATACAAACCTATTTTAGAGGTAATGTTATATGGCTTCAACTAGACACATAATGCTGGTGTTAACCTTTGCGGCGGGTGTGTTAGTCCCAACAGCAGATGCATTAATCCCACCACAAGTACCAATCCAACAAATTCAAGAGGTAATTACTGATTCCCAGGATATAGCGGCAACTTTTACTACCGCATCCTGGTCAGACATAGTAAAAGAACAAGGTGTACGTAACGCTTCCTTCATAGCCCTCGTCGTTCTACTTTTTGGTATTACCACCTGGACCCTCCGCAGCTTCACTAAACAGATCACTACTGAGAGGAAACTATACCAGGATGAGTTACAGAAAGAACGGGAGTTTGATCAACGAGAAAGAGATAAAGATAGAGACTCTTTTGAGAGACGGCAAGATAAACTCATCAAGCTATTCAGTGAGAAGCTGGATAGGTTTATGAAAGAAATCACGGATCATATCACTTCAGAAACTAATAGGTGGAGATAACTATGGGCGGATTACGAGTACCACATAGTGGTAACCGTTTAGATGGAACCGGTAAGATTATGTCAGCTGCGGTAGCTACTAAGTTAGCCACCGAGATAGTTAATGAACATAAGGATGAGTTCTCTGCTAGTCGTGTACCTATTGCACGCTGGGAACTATTCTTCAAGAACTATGCCATGTCAGGTCTACTAGTTAAAAGCCTCAATGATGCTGGCATGCACTTCTCCACTGTATACAAATGGAAGAATGAGAAACCCTGGTTCCGTACTGTCATGGAGGAACTAGAAACTGTCATGGTGGAACGGGTCTACGATACTGCCAAGACGATAGCTATGGGTGGTACGGATACTAGATTTATTCAATGGTTCCTAGAGAAGATGAGACCCGACCAGTTCAACCCAAAGATCCAGATAGATAGTAAGATCACTCATTCCTATAGTGACCTAACCACGGAAGAGATTAAAGAACTACTACGACGTGGAGAAGATAATTAACCCTCAACAGCAGCTAGAACTACGATTAGAACTCTGCAGGAGAGATTTTGCTGAGTTCTATGCCTTTGTGTCTGGCTGGAAGGTACCATCTCACATCCAAATACTATCAGACAAACTCCAGAAGCTTGGAGAAGATGGCAGGTTAGTTGTAGCCATGCCAAGAAGGCATTCTAAATGCTTAGCCGATACTACCGCTGTATTGATGGATAATGGATCTAAGAAGCAGATCAAAGACATCAGAGTAGGGAATAAGGTCCAGTCTATCGATAGCGGGGATCATATAGTATCGGATACGGTAGTCAACAAGGTATCCACCGGTACTAAGCAGTGCTTACTTATCAAACTGAATAATGGTCAAGAGATCACAGCATCACTGGACCACCGTCTCCGATCATCTGTAGGTTGGGTAGAAGCTAGAAACCTAAGACCTGGGGATAAGTTAGCAGTAGCAATCAACCACCTAGATCAATCAGATAAGCATTTCTTCCTCGTGGACTTCTATACAACTTACTGTAGGACCCAGGATAGTTTTGAGAACATTCCTGTGGAAGTCTTCACCTCCTCAAACCGGGAGATTAGACTTTTCATTGGTTGGTTATTCTCGTCTAATGGTAGCTGTGGAAGATCACCAAACCTATACTCCTACACATCAGATTATAAGAGATGCTGCCTAGACTTACAATTATTACTCTACCGATTAGGAATTAGTTCCTCAGTCTGCCACAACCCATTAAGTGGTAACCATCAACTATTCATCTATACTCCACGAGATATCATCCAATTCAACGAACAGATATATGTGTTTGGTAAGCAGCCAGAATTTAAAAAGGTAGCCGTCAATATCCTGAATGACGGATACCAACCAACTGCAGCTACCACTGATATTACCTGGAGTAGCATCATAAACATCCAGGAGTGTGAAGCAGACACATATGATATTGAGACTGAAGTAACCCATAACTTCATTGCAGATGGGATAATCTCCCACAATTCTACTGCCATTGCCCACCTATATCCTATCTGGCTAATGGGCCGTGCATTAATGGAAGGCCATTCAGAGACCATCGGAGTCTTCACTTATGGGCAAGAGTTATCCAACGATAACAGCTACAAAGCCCGGCAGTTCTTCAACTCCAACTACTTCAAACTAGTCTTCCCAGCGGCTAAGATAGTTTCAGAGAATATCAAGAAATGGAGGTTGGAGTCAGACTACGATATTAGTTATACTGCTTCTTCTGTAGGTGGTGTAGGTACAGGTAGAGGATATTCCTGCCTACCAGCGGGTACCTTAGTATCCTGTGAAAATAATAGTAAAGACATTTCAGAAATCCGTAGTGGTGAGTGGGTCCTAGCATATAACCACACAAAGGGTACTGTAGAGGTTAAGCAGGTCCTACAAACCAAGATATCACTTACCGCTGAGTTGTACAAAATCACCACAACATTGGGTGGTATAGTTTCTGCGACTGAAGACCATAGGTTTTATACCAACTGTGGTTACATATGTGCAAATAACCTACTCGTTGGTGATGTAATCCTAGAGATAACCGCTGCCGGGATTAAAGAAGATACCATTTCCTCAATTGAAAGAATTAGCTGTGGCACGCAGCGAGTCTATGACATCCAAGTTGAAGGATGCCATAACTTCTTTGCAAACCAAATACTCGTACATAACTGCCTAATAATAGATGACCCCCACAAGGATTGGGAAGAAACCCGCAATCATGATCTAACCGACAAGGTTTATGAATGGTACCAATCAGTAGCTTATACCGGGATTGAAAAGGGTGGTAAGTTAATAGTCCTAGCTACCCGCTGGTGTGATCATGATCTCACCGCACATATTCTTGATACTGAGGATTGGGAATATCTAAACATGCCAGCCATTAACGAAGCTGGTGAAGCATTATGGCCAGAACAATTTGACCTTGATAGATTAGCAGATATACGAGAACATGCTGGCACTAAAGTCTGGCAGTGTCTATACCAGCAGAACCCACTACCGGATGAAGGTAAACTCTTCAAGAAGGAGTACATCCGCTATGGTAACCCAGACAGAAGGTATCTCAAGAAGATTATCTCCTGGGATACAGCATCCACAATGTCCAAGAGTTCAGATTATTCAGTTGGGGTAGAACTAGGATTAGATGAACAGCATAATATCTACATCATAGATGTCATCCGATTGAAGGTAGAGTTCACGGAACTAGTAAAGACTATCAACTCCTGGGGAACCGCTGATACTGTCTACATTGAGGAGAAGGCTTCTGGAATCCAAGTCATGCAGGTTTTACGGCAGGAGGATTCTAGAAGATCATTCATTGGTAAGAAACCTAAGCTTAGTAAAGAAGCTAGGGCAGACTTCATGTCTCCCCTATTTGAGGCTGGTAAGATATTCTTCACCAGACCATTCCCAGACCTAGAGAAAGAACTACTACAGTTCCCTGATGGGGCACATGATGATTGTATTGATGCTTTAAGTCAGGGAGTCTACTGCTTCCCCAAGGGTGATATCCATACTGCTGTGCCTCGTGACGAGATTATAAAGTCCAGCCCATACCGTAACATATTCTAAGATACCGTAGCAGTAAATACTACTGAGAGTATATAATCAACGGAAGTATAGTTTATGGCAGGAGATACTAATGGCATTAATTACGGATCCATACAAGAATTTGATCCCTAGACAATTCAACCCTAACTATAGAAATCTCAACACATATAAGGAGATGATCACGAAAGATAGCATGATTGTCTATGCATATGATTTCGTTAGAAGAGGGGTTACCTCTAGGGTTGGTGCATATGTCAATAAGAATGAAACTATTCAGACCTTCGTAAGAGATAATGTATACCCTGCCTTCAAGAAGGGATTGAAATCTATCTTATCTGCTATTTATTGGGGTGCAAGCGTTAGCGAATTGATGAAGAAACCAGTAGGTAGTAATGTAGTACTAGAGAAAGTTTACACAATCTGTCCTGACCTCTGGTGGGGTAGCGATACTTGGGAAGAGGATGAATACCACAATATCAAGAAGGTACGTCTAATTGACCAGCAGGTTGACATACTAGATGAAAACGGTATTCAGCAACTAGCCATCTATACTTACCGTCCTGAATACTCAGACCATTATGGTCTAGCCACAGCTACCCAAGCTTATCCATATTGGTATGTTAAATCCCGCCTACTCCCCATGTATTCCATCTACCTAGAGAAGCATGGTAGTCCATCTATGTCTATCAAGTCTGATGGTAATGATGATGAGAGATTACAGAAACAGTACCGCAACCTTGGCACTGATCTCCTGATGATCCTCAACCAAGAGGATGAGATTGATATCCTGGAGTCTGCCCATCAAGCTGGTCAGGAGTTCAAGGATGGGATTGACTTGATGGATAAATACATACTCCTAAGTTTCCTCATACCTAGACTTGCAGTAGATGAGGGTGTTTACTCAACCCGTGCCCAAAGTCAAACCCACCTAGATGTATACCTTAAGGCAGAGACAGACTTGGTACAAGAAATCACTGAGTGGGGCGTGGCTAATATCATCATCCCGATGATCCAACTCAACTTTGGACCACAGGAAGAGTACGGAACATTCTTAGTGAAGGATGCCGATCCTCTATCCGTAGAACAATGGTCCACCATCATCAAAGATGCTAAGGATGCTGGGGTCTTCGACAATACTAGTGAAACCCACCTAGCCTGGGCATCTGAATTACTAGGAGGGATTCCAATCCCTGAACCAGGTGCCACGACTGAATAACTAGCCATAAAGTGAGGACACACAACATGGAAGAAACTACTTGCCAACTAAACGTAAACATATCCACACAGTTCATACCTACCGCATTCTTTGCCAGGTATGTACAACATGCCCACCACCACCTTCATGGGTTGGAGGATGCTAACATTAAGTTTGACTTCCCCCACATTAATCTTGGGGCAGGAGTAATTAATCTTGCTAGGGTTCAACAGGTGGAACAATTCCTAGACAGTGCGAAGGCTGAGTGGTTCGTCAACATAGACTGTGATCAAACCTGGGAGAAAGATGGTATCTCTAAACTGATTGATACCGACGAGGACATTATCTCTGGTGTGGTCCATGCTAAGCAAGTTCCTCATACTCCCAATTTCTATTACTGGGATGAGAAGAACGGGAAGTTTATAGACTGGGACCAAGAAATCCCATCTAGTAACTTCGAGGTAGATGCAGTAGGGTTTGGCTTTGTAGGAATCAGAAGACCCGTCCTAGAGGCTTTGTACCACAAGTATGGTGCCACCCTCTTTGATAGGCAGCGGTTGAATAAGTGGAACAACATCTTCTTTGGTGAAGATGTGGCATTCTGTTACAAGGCAATTGAAAGTGGCTATAGGATTGTAGTAAACCCAAATATCAAAGTATACCACCTTGGATACCATGAAATTGGGAAAGAAGAATACTACAAAGAGATGTAGAAGGAAAAAAAGAAGCAAACGGGGTAGTTATATTCTACAGATTGTGTATAGAATAATAACTGGAGATCACAATGATTTATGAAACTCAAGTGTTTGAGGCGGGTGATTATAGTCGATATGGCTATTCAAACTATTCGGAAGCTGATATGACCACCATTGCTGACCGTACTAACATGTATGGTGTAAAGCCTCTTCAGTTCTTCAGCGAAGTTTATGATGAAGATGATATTGGTGTTCCTATTACCGCTGAACATGCTGACACGGAGAACATCATAAATCTTGGATATGCTGATAGGTTCTACCCGAAAGGGGGACAACTTTGGGCTACCCTTAATATCCCCGACGGAATTAATGAGAACCTGAATAAATTGGTAAAGGGAGTATCCGTTGAGATAAACCCTCATAGTAAAGTAATCAACAAGGTTACACTAACCCGGAAACCCCTTATCGCAACGGCTAAGTTCTCCGATAGTGCGGTAAGTGGTATCAAGAAAGATGAGAACATTGAAATGTTCTCACTAGATATCTCTCAGGAGGTAAATATGGCTGATCATATTTCCAAAGAAGCTATCGAAGAGACTCAAGAAGAAGTAGTAGAGATTGAAGCCACTACTGAAGCCGTTGCGGTTGAAGAGGAAGTCATTGAACAGGTAGAGACTGAAGAAGTCGAAGCTGTAGAAGCAATGTCTGAAACGGAAGCCCTCAAGGCTAAACTTGAGGCTATTGAGAAAGAGATGGAATCACTTCGTGAAGAGAAGATTACTGCTGAAGCTGAAAGCTATAGCAAGTCTGCTGTATCACAAGGTGTCCCCCCGGTCATTGCTAAGCTGCTAAGCCCATACATTGTGCGTGGTAAGGTTGAAGCCTTCTCAGAGACACATGGTGAGTTTGGTGGAGTTGCTAAGGAAATCTTAGATTTCTTCTGTAAGGATGACGCTTTTCGTGCAAAACTACCAACGAATGAAGCTGATGAGTACATTCGTGGTGAGGGTATTGAGGGATATTCTGAGGATGCTATCTTGGCCAGAGTTCGCAAAGATTGTGAACGTAACGGGATCAAGGTTGGATCTAGAGAATATAACAAGCGACTGGCGGTAGAAGCTGCCAGAGGAGTATAACATGGCATTAGGATATTCTGACAAAGTTGTTAAGAGAATGTACGTTGCCACCACTGTTTCCCAGTATGACGTGGTAAAGCTTCATACGACCGCTGGTCAAGTTGCCTTGGCTGGTGCCAGTGCAAAACCATTGGGTGTTGCGATGGAAGATGGCGACGTTGGTGATTACATTGATGTAGTGACTGAAGGTGAGTACTTTGCGGTAGCTAGTGCAGCTATTGCTGTTGGTGCTAACGTCTCTTGTGCAGCTTCTGGTGAGATTAGGACCGCTATTTCCTTGGATACTGATATCCTAGGACAACTGGGGCCGATGCAGGCTGCTGCTGTAACTAATGACCTTGTTGCTGTTTACATCAACAAGAATGTTACGCAGATTGCGTAAACTAGGAGATATAACATGGGAGATCTTTCTAACTTCTATTCCCCGAAACTTCTCGGAGAATTGGCTGTAGGTTATGGTGGTCAGAAGTTCGTGGGTGCACGGGCTTTGCCTATCGTTATCACCCCGGAACAGACTGGTCAGTTCCAGACCTTCGATAAGGATAATATGGCACTTGATGTTGATAGTGCTAGGGTTTCTCCTAAATCGGATGTTGACTATGTAGACCAGGCTGTATCCAAGACCGATTATGCGGTCAAGGGTTACAGCTACAAGTACTTTGTGCCTAATGCTAAGGACGAAGATATTGCTGGGCAGTACCTAGCTGCTGGTGTCCACACCATTCTTGGCAAACTACTTCGTATCCGGGAGAGTGTTGTCCTGGCCAAGATCGCCGCTTGTGGTAATAGCACGAGTATTACGACCAAGTGGGATGCTGCTTCTACCGACCTGGGAACTGTTGTTACTGGTGTTGAAGAGATGCAGGCTGATCTGGTTAGTAATACCGGGATGCGTGGTAATGTGCTACTTATGAACCAGGCTGTATGGGCTGTTGTAGCCAACCACCTTGTTGGTGCTTATGGGCTACAGCCGACGGCACCTAGAACTCAGGTTCTTGCTGATATTCTTGGTGTATCTGAAGTTCTAGTATCCAGTTCTACTTGGGTAACTGAGAAGAATGCTGGTTCATGGGATACCCCGACGAAGGCATGGGATAATGCTGGTACTGGTGATGTTGCACTACTGAATAATGGTGTACCTAACATGAATGACTTCGATGGTGATATTGATTCCACCGAATTCACTCCTGCTTACGGTAAGATTGTGCAGTGGGTCAACGGCAGTACGATGAATGGTATTGAGTGGCGTTCGGTTGAGAACCCCTACAAGGGATCTCACGGTGGTGTAGACCTTCAGGGTATCGTCTACTTTGATGCTGTAGAAACCTTGAATGCTGCTTGCACGATCGGTGACGTAATCACCTAAGACTGGAGGTGTGCCTCATGGCTACAACCAATAAATCAGCTAAGGTGAATGATGAGGGGGAGGTACAGGCCTCCCCCAAGCCGCAGATCACAATGGTAACCTTGTCTGTTAATAGTTACAACTTCAATAAGCTAAAGCAGGGTACTCAGATTGACGCCATGTTAGATGCTTCAGTAGAAGCTTTTATTGGTCTCGGTCTACTTGTCCCGCTGACTACTTATGAGGTTGATGCGGATAGTGTAGATACTTCTAAACTTACGTTAGACTATCAGACACGATGCCAGGGTTGTGGAGGATAAGATGGCCACCGTATCGCAGGATGATATCAACGATATCGTGAGTGATATAGAATTTGAGGTAGCAGATATTGATCAAATAGTTCCAACGGGTAGAACTTTGGAACAAATGGTTGCTGTCATTGCACCCAAACAGCTAGACTATATCAACTCTCGATTGTTTGCGTTGTATTCTCCTCAAGATTCCCCACTGGATAGTCAGGTATTGACCATCCTCAAGATGCTGACATTAGCGGAGATACTATACTTCGGCTACCGTACATCAGTAATCGATGAGAAGGAATGGCCTGATCAGTGGAGGAATACTGCGGTAGAGTGGCTTGATGAGATTGCTAAGGGGAGAATGGGTCTAGAAAGTCCAACTCGCCAAAGCAACTATACACCTAAGTTCGACGGTGAACCTAGGTACTTCACAATGCGGTCTTCAGATGACTTTACCCGTAGCGGGATAACTGACCTAAACAACCTCTTCGGTGGTTGTGGAGACAGTAACTAATGGTTGGAACTTACATTAGGGATACATTCGACGAGATCCAGCAATTACTGATAGATTTTAATGCCGCACTATCGGCACAAGGACTTGATGAATTGACGGATATCAATGATATGTTTCTGAAACAAGGAATCCATAAAAGACCATATATGTTAGTAGGGTTAACCCAACGTAAAGAATCCATGGTGAGATGCCAGGACCAAACCTATGATGTAGAGGAGAATGTTCCACTAGATTGTGAGGTTTATGTTCGAGGTAATCAACGGGATGCTATCCTATATGAAGGAGTTGTTAAATCCTTCATAAAAGGTAAAGAGGATTATCTGAGGGAAAAGATAACAGATGCTTACCTAGTCACTGTACACCCTGCATGGTCAGAGGTTATGATTGACACAGAGAAGCACAATGCTGACGGATGGAAGGTAATCGTGAGGTTCGTCTTCAAGTATAGCTGGTCATAGACCAGGGAGAAAGAAATTGAGTATCCAATTCATTCAAACCGGTGGTAGGTTAGTATTCAAGGACTCAGCAGGTGGTTCGACACTATTCGACGGCCTTTGCGGTTCCCAAACCTCCTACCGTGCCAATACAAGTATGCAGACTGCACAGTGCCAAGAGAGTGCCGAGGAAGAGAAGTTTACTTCTTTGGTAACTCACGAGGTTAGCGGTACTTATAACTATCAGACAGATGACACCACAAGTGTATTTGCTGTTGGTTCTAGTTCCGCCTACGCTATCTACCTATCACAGAATGGCACCACACTATTTGCTGGTAGCGTGCTAGTGACTAACGTGGAAGACTCGCAGGGTGGTCGTGGTACCCCGGAAACGGTAAGTATTACTGCCACAAACAATGGATCTCCCACTACTGGGTTCGGTGTGTAACCTAATACCTGAAAAGGGTTAATGAAAATAGTGTAGGTGTTCCATAAACTACTGTGGAAAGGTTACCTGAAAGGGTGACATTGTGTCCTCAAGGCAGGGATCAGCTTCGGCTGGTCCTTGTCTTTTTGTTGGTTATCACTATTACCTAAATTAACCAACGGCTGCAGGTATCAATAGGTTATAATAGAGGGATAGTGCGGAGGTAACGAATGGAAGAAGTTAAGTTACAGTATAACCTGCCAGATGAAACATTGCCAGCCTATGAAATCCCAGCAGTGGAGAGAAACTTACCAGGAAACATTAGGACCTGGATTCATGCACTAACCTTTCGTGATGCTGCCGTAGTCCGTAGGCTAGCACTACATTATACAGGGGAGAAGCAGGGGTCTACTGATTACTCAAACTTACAGCCAGAAGAGGATATCCTAAAGATATGCCAGGTGTTGATAGCCTGCCGCACTACTAATCAGGGTGCAGAACAGACCTTCACAGCATCGCTAGGTCGAGAGGTGGCAGCTATTGATACCCTGAAGAAGTACCTCCCCTCTCAAGTAGTTGAGACTATTGTAAGGGAAAGTGATTACCTTTCACTTTCTGGTTATATACCGACCGAATCAGTAGAGAAGCAGCAAGAGAAGGAAGTAGCACAGGAGATACTACTTGAGATGCTGGGTGACCCGCAAGTATTAGCCAGTCTTAACCACCTAGCAATTAAACTGTTCGCTAAGGAATTGCCAGAACTAGATGATAAGAATATTGGGGAATACCTAAACCTCCTACATCGTGAAAGAGAAATGCAGCACGCTATCGTTGAGGCACTTTACAAGTATATGGAAGCAATGAGTGCAGGCACAGCTGGGATATAAATGGAACTCAATGAATTCCTAATCAAACTACCTAAAGTCTTAGATGTTGACCTCTCAGATGTTGCCGCTATTATTGAACAGGATATCATCGACCATATCAACCGTGGAGTATCAATTGATGGTAAACCATACCCACCACTAAAGACTAGGTCAGGCACTGCACTAAAAGGCACCAGTGTAGTGAATAATATCAAGGTAGAAGTAGTAAGTGGTGGGTTATCTATTAACCTGAGTGAAGATTATGCTTCCTTCCTACAGGAAAAGTATAACTTCCTGGGTCTTTCAGATGAGGCATTACGTAAGATTGACGAGTACATCCAAGGTAGGATTGATAGACTACTAGGAGATTAGCATGCCAGACATTAGAGTAAAGATTAACCTTGACGACATTGGGGGTATTGCTGCCTTGCAGGATGGTGTTAGGGATTTCCACAACCTAAATGATGAGGTTAAGAATATCAGCCGAAACTCTGATGCAGCAGCTGATAACATTGAGGACCTAGCCGATGGGGTGGATGGGTTAAATAGTACAGCCCGTAAGCTTAAGGCATTAGCTATATCCGATACCTTCAACAATATGGCTGAGGGTGCCGGTGATGTTGTACGTGTTGTAGCAGAGGCCGCCAAAGAAGTCATGAATATGACCAAGGAGTTATCCAAAGGTCAGCGTGAATTCAGGCAGTGGTCCCAAGCACTACAGATTACCGCTAAAGACTTCGAGGCAGCCAGCAGGGTATTCCAATCAGCCGGTATCGAAGGCTTTGAAGAGGTGGGAGACCTTATCAATGAGATAGGGGTTAAGATGCGGGATTCCCTAGGGTCCCAAGACTTGGAAGCAGTATTCCTAAGGTTAGGGATTACTATCAAGGATTCATCGGGTGAACTCAGGAATGCTAACGATGTATTCATTGAGGCCGCCGATGCTATGTCCAAGATGACTAATGCCACCGAAGCATTAGCTATCGCTGATGAATTAGGGTCCGACCCACTAAAGCGGCTAATGACTAATGTGCGGGCTAGCGGTAAGACTTACTCCGACCTTGTTAATGAACAGAAGCAGCACATTATTGTAACAGATGAACAGCGTAAAGCAGTCGCTGGTTTACAGGTGGGTTACAATAACTTACAGAATGCAACGGAGTCATTGAAGCTTAAAGTTGTAGCCGGTGGTGCCGACGAACTAAACGGTATGCTTGATAGTATGGCTGGGTGGTTGGAAAGAGTAGCTGAGGGTGGGGGTTTAGCAGCTGCAGGACTTGCTGGGTTACTAGCAGTAGGTGGTAGTATTCCAGAACTAGTGCAGGGTTTAGCACAGGTAGGGGCTGGTATCCTTGCATTAAAGGCAGCACGGACCAACGCTGAGGTAATGAAGGCTGCACAGGGTTTGACTAGCGGGTTAGCGACAACCGCTACACCTGCAACCCTCGCACTTGCTGGGGCTGGGGTTGGTACAAGCATACAAACAAAGGATACGCTTACCGACTTAGTAGAGTCGGCCGTTGGTCCTAATGCCGCTTTAATCAGGAGTAGTCTTGATCTGAAAACCAAGGCAACAATAGCAAAAGTAATTTCAAATCA